ATTAATACTGAAAATTTTATATAATTTATTAATACTGAAAATTTTATATAATTTATTAATTATTTATTATAAATAATTTTCTTAGTTTAATATAAAATGTCTTGTTCCCAATGTTCTCAGAATCAAAGTTTTGAATTTTTCTCTCAACCAACTTATGAATACTACACTCCAGTTGAATCTGTACAAAACGAACAATCATCTTGTCCATCTTTAAGATTACAAAGTCAATGTTTATACACTGCAGCGGGTTATTTAGAATGCCCACAAGATGAACAATTTACACAAGATTATTACGAAGATTTTGTTACAACAACTCCTCGTATGATGACAACAACTCCTCGTATGATGACAACAACTCCTCGTATAATGACAACAACTCCTCCTAATATGACAACAACTCCTCGTACTATGACAACAACTCCTCGTATGATGACAACAACTCCTCGTATAATGACAACAACTCCTCGTACTATGACAACAACTCATCGTATTATGACAGCTGCACAAAAAACTGCATTTGAAAATATTAATGCATTACAAAAAAAAAGAGATGAACAACAAGCAATTGCTGTAAAAGCACATAATATTTGGAAAGCAAATCAAAAAAATAATAACTTACGTTCTAATGCTATTAAATTACAGCAAACAGTACAAAAAACAGCTGCACAATTAAAAAAAGCAAAAGAAGATTATGCAAAAACATATGAACGTTTTACCCAATATTATTAAATAAAATAAAATAATATTATATAAATATTTAATTACTAATTAATTTTATAGATATAGAATTCTGTAATGAATAATTCATTATATTTCCATTAATATTTTTTGTAGTTAATTGTCCATTATAATAATTTAGACAATTAATTAAATTCATACATATTTGATATTGTCCTATTGATTTATTAAATACTCCAGGTGCCTTTATATAAAATGAATTATAATAATCATTTCCATTATTTTCACCTAATTCCAATATTGCAAATCCTCTCAATGAATTTATATAATCATTTATAATTTCAATATCATTTTCTTTTTGATATACAGATAATTTTGTAATCTTATAATTATTTAATACAATTATGTCACCTACTGCATAATCATTTTTATCAAAATAACTATCAGTTACTACTTTTAAATAATTTGGATGTACACTATCATATTCTATTGCTAATATTTTATATGAATCTGTACTATAATTAACTAATCTACCATTTGGTTTATATAAAGATATAGTTAATGTATCTAAACTTGAAATAATATTATTTAAATTTTTAATTGTATCATTAATAGGTTTAAATATTGTATAACTTCTTCCTGTTTTTATTGAATTATATGTTTTATAATATAATAAAATATCAATTGCATTTTTTATATTAAAATTTAATCCATCATAAATATTTTCAAATTCATCAATTGATATAATAACATATGGATATAATAAACTATATTCATTATTTGAATTATATTCAAACAAATTATCATTTGGAATAATTACACTATTAACTTGAATACCTTCAATATTTTTATATTTATTATTTAATTTTACAGAATATTTATATCTATTCAAATCATGTAACCAATCTCTTTCAAAACTATTAATTGAAATATAATGTTCCATTTTATTTACAATCTGTTTATCGTTTGATATAATAGAATTAAATGTATTTGTAGAAAATAAATTATGTGGATTTTTTTTTATAGCTGGATTATTTTGATTTTTAGTATCAATTATTATTTCTTTTTTTTCTTCAATTGCTAAATTCCTTTGCAATTCTAAATTTTTTAATTTTTTTAAAAAATCCTCGGTAGTTTCTGCTTTATCATTAATAGGATTAATTAATTTATCAATAGTTGGCATATTTCTAGCTTCTATACCTATTTCTTTATTTCTTTCATATATTATTTTTTCAATTGGACTATCATTATCATCATTATTTTTTTTTTTATAATTATCAACTTCAGGTATTAATGTAGAAACATGATTTTTCCTATCACCATATATTGTTTTTTCTCTTTGTAAATTTTGAATATTTATTTTTTTATGTTTATCTAATTTATATTTTTTTATATATATATCTTTTGCAATATTCATAACATGAATATTTTTTTCTTGGATTTTAAGATTAGAATTTTTAAATTCTTCATTAATTTTTGTCATTATTTCATATAATAATTTTCTTACTGAAGGTTCATCTTCAATGTTATATTCGAATGTTTCTGACATATAATCCTTAAAAATATTTACAATTAATTTTAAATTATCTATTGAATAGAAATCATTCATCGTTTCTTTCTTTTTATTATAAAATTATTATTTAAATAATAATAAAATGCAAAAAATTACTAATTTTGATGAAAATGATTATCAAAGATATGCACTTATAAAACCTCCTAGTGAATTTAAAGGTGATAATGAAAAATTTACACGTATTATTGTTGATAGCAAAAATAGAAATATTAATTTATTTCCAAATCCTAATTCTTATGAAATTCAATTTGATGATGAATTTATTGATTTAATATCTGCTCAACTTATCTATATGTGTATGCCATTTACTAATTATTTAATAAATAATTATTTTAATACTTTAAATATAACATATGATAATACAAATTATACTGTTGTATTAACAAATGGAAATTATGCAGATGATAAATTTTTATTACATGTTCAGGCCCAATTAGATTCCGTAATTGGTTCTGGATTAATTGTTATTTCTTATATAACTTCTATAGATTCATATAGTTTTACTTCAAATTCTGCTAATTTTTCTTTTAAATTTTCTGGATATACTAATAATTTAGCAATGTTATTAGGATTTAATAAAAATGATAATTATACAGCAACAGGATCTGGACCATATGTTTTAAATGCTCCTTATAGAAGAAACTTCAATTATAATAATTACATTATTATGGATATTGAACAATTTGATATATTAAAAAGCCCTGATAAAGATCTTAATAAAAGTTTTGCAATAATTCCACAAAATTATACAAGCTTAAACTTATATGATAAAGCTAAATATATTAAAAAATTTTCACCACCAATATCTAGATTAACTAAATTATATATTAAAATATATGATAGATTTGGAAATCCATATGATTTCCAAAATCAAGATCATCATTTTGAACTACTATTATCATCATATAAACAAAAAAGAAAATATACCAATATATTTACACAATAAAATTTATATACTAAAGTTTACTTCTTAATTTGCATTTATTCCATTATTTATTTTAGAACACCCTTGACTATGATAACCCCCCATATGAATTACAAATATTACATATTGAATTCTTTTCTAATTTTGATGTATAAATTTGCTCTATCTCTATTTTACGTAATTTAACTAATTCTTCAACTTCTTTATTTGTTATTTTGTTATTTTTATCATTTATTTTTGCATTAGCTTTTGTTTCTATACCATATAAATACATTCCATCTGAATAACGTTTTTTTTGTAATCCTATATCATTTAAATAATTTGCAAAATTATATCTTAAATTAGGATTATTAATTTTTAACTCTTTTTCAACTTCTTCCATTAAAATACTGACTTTTATTCTTTTGTTGATATTATCTGATATTATGTAATTTTGTTTAATATAAAAAATAATAATTGATTTTTCTTTTTCATTTTCATTTATTTTTTTTATATCATAAAGAGATTCAAATGAATCTAATTTTTGTTCAATAAGTATTTTATTACAATACATATTTTCTGTAATTAATTCCTCTAAAATTAAATTATATTTATCATTTATATCATTATATTCTCTTATAATTATAAAATCACCAAATTCATCAGATATATTTTTTATTGTTTTAGAATAATTACATATTAAATTACATTCATATTCCGGATTATAAAGAACACATAACGTTTTTTTAACATTATTATTATTTTTTGTTTCATTCCACCAATCATCTATTATATATGTATATTGACTATTACATGTCATTTTAGAATCATATTCATTTGGTTCTAATAAATTATTATCATATTCATTAGGTTTTAATAAATCTGTAGAAATATTTAAATTATAAATATCAGGTATATTTTTATTATTTTTTAAATTCGATAAATATATATTATTAGTTGATGCTTTTCCTATAATTTTATTCTTATATATTTCTAAATCTTTAACATAATTTATAATATCTAATAATGTACTAGGAATATTAATTCCATCTATTTTTTTAAAAATATCTTTTTTCAATATATTCATGATTATATCTTTTTCAGATTGAGAAACTATTTTATTTCCATCAACTAAATTTAGAGTTACTCCTATTTTTTTATTTTTTATAAAGATCGACTAGATCTATTATAATATTAAATTTATCAAATATAATTCGAATATTATCATTTTCTTCTAAAAAGTAAATATTATACATGTATATAAATTTATGTATATACATAAATCATTCTAAATTATATAAACGTATATTTATTATAATAATATTATTCTATTTATTCTATTTATAAATCAAATAAAATTATTATAATAATAAAAAATTTGAAAATAGTTTAAAGATAATTAACTTTATAATAATTATTATTAAAAATGCCACTAATTAGTTATATTTCAATCCCAGAATTTAAAGATAATCAATTAATGTATATTAAAATTAATTTAAATAATAATGAAATTTCTATCAAGAGTAATGAACAAGCTAAATCAATTATCAATATTAATAAATATGTAAAAGATATTTATCATCATTCAAATTTAAAATCTGAATCCGGATCTAATTCTGATATTGATGATGAAAATTATGATATCAATTCTGAAATAATTGATATGTTAACAAAAGAATTAGCTAATTCTAAAAATTCAGAAGATATTTTAGAAATTGAAAATACACTTAAAATTATTAAAGCAAAACATAATTGTAATGGATAACTGCGATCATTAATTATAGTCTTAAATTTTGATATAAATATTAAAATTAGACTAATCGTCTTGAATTTTGAATAAAGCCCTCGTTACATTTAAAATAGTTTGTAATTCTGAATTATCATCAATATTAAAAACATTACATTCATCTTCATTGCATAAATTTTCATAAGGTGAATCACATTTTTTATTTTGAATATATTTATCAAATTTATCAAAATTATATATATTATTTTCAACTGGTATATTTGTTATATTATTATATAATGGAACTGTCTTTTTTAATTTATATTCAATATTTAATATATCGTCTGTTAATCCATAGTAATATACTGCTTTATTATTAATTCTACCTAAATTATATATAAAAAAACTCGTATTTAATGCATTATAATCAACTCTATCATAGTAACTATATTTTGCTTTAGTTAAATTTGGTAAATTTCGAAATTTATACATTATTTAATGTATTTAAATTATAGTCTTTATATATTTTTTATTTTAATTTTTATATTTTTAAATTCCAACATTTGATTTCTGTGATGGATGATATATAACATTCCTTAAATCATTTATTTCTTTATCTGTTTTCATATTTTTACATATAAAATCAAAAGGTATATATTTTAAACATTGAGTTAAAAAAATTATACTAAACATACCACAATCATAATTATCAAATTGTTTCTGAATTTTATTATATTTTAATTCAAAATTAATATTTTTTTTTAAATTTACTTGAGATTTTACTAAATTCATAAATTCTATTGCTTCTTTAGGAGGTTCATTAGCAACTGAATCATAATAATAAATTCCAAAATTATTATTTTTTTGATTTAAATTACAATATATAGCAACCCAATGACTTCCTGGTTGATTATGATAATCTAAATTTAATATTATTCCAAATTGTGTTATTTTTGATGGTAAATTTTTTATATTAAAATTACATAAATTATCTCCTATACAATCACCATTATTATAATAACTCGCAAAATCAATAGGATAAACACCCATAAATTTAAAATTTTTATATAATTTATGATATTGTTCCATTACATATAATATATCATAAGTATTTAACCATGTTTGTTTATTTGTATACCATTCTTTAGGTTTTAAAGGACGAAATGAATCTTCTATTTTATTTTTAAATTTTTCATTTTTTATTTGATTTGCCCAACATAATTCTTTTTTACATAAATGTTTAAATTTATTTGATAATTCTCTATGTAAATTTTTTTTTGTTTTATTAGTTATAGAAATTTTATCTTCTTCAGATTTTGTTAATTTATTATACTCTTTAACTATAAAATGCAATTCTTTAGTTGAATAACAAGTTCCAGATTTGGCATACATTTTTTGACTATAAGGTGAACAATGTAAAATATTTTGATTATCCATATTTTAAATATATTTATTTTTTTATATTTTGGATAAATTTGATAATTATATTATCTAATTCATTATTATAATATTCTATAAATTCCACATAATTTAATAATATATTATCATTATTTAATATTTTATTTTCAAATATTTTATTTAATTCTGATTGTAATTTTAATTTATTTATATTTTTATTTGTTATATTTTTTTTTATTAATTTTTTATTAAATAATAATGATAAATTGTTATCCATATTATTATTTTATTTTTATTTTTTAGAAATTCAAGCTTAAATCTTAAATATTATTTTAAAATTTATAATTTTATTTATTATAAAACTGTAAATAATAATGAACATAAATAAAAAATATTTTTATTTAATAATACCTATAATAATAAATATATTAATATATTTTTTTATTATTTATTATTATATCTTGATACAAAATAACAATAAAACAAATCAAGAAAAATATCAAGAAAAATATCAAGAAAAATATCCGATATATTGGGAAGATAATATACAAAAATTTAATGAAATACCTAAAAAAATATGGACATATTGGGATGATGCTAATAATATTCCAGATTTTATACTAAAATGTATAAATACTTGGATATATACAAACAATGATTATGAAATTACAATATTAAATAATGATAAAGTAATTGAGTTATGCAATGTTAATATAAAACAATCAAATATTGATGATAAATCTCATGCTAGAAAAGCTGATATGGCCCGTTTATTAGTAGTAGCAAAATATGGTGGAATATGGATGGATGCAAGTATAATATGTACTGAATCATTAAATTGGATACTAGATATACAAAAAAATACAAATGTTGAGTTTATTGCTTATTATAGTCCGTCATTAGGTAATAATGAAAAATATCCTGTAATTGAATCTTGTTTTTTTGCAGCTGTACCAAGATCAAATTTTGTAATTAATTGGTTATTAGAGTTTGTATTTATGACTAAATTTAATACTGATTTAGATTATATTGAATATATAAAAAAAACTAATATTGATATGCAAGATTTAGATTCATCTTTACCTTATTTAGTAATTCATCTCTGTGCTCAAGTTATTCAACAAAAAAATATTAATAATCCTTATAAATTATATTTAATGAATATTTTTGATGGTCCATTTAAATATTTACATCAAAATAAATGGGACATAAAAAAATCTTTAGATGCATTATGTTCAGAAACAAATTTATATCCTATAATAAAATTTAGAGGTGATGAACGTAAATTTATTAATAATAATTCATATAAATTAAATTGTAATAATAATATAAATAAACATATTAGGTATGTTTTAGGTTAATTAATTAAAATAATTATTTTAATCTTTTATGGATTTTAATTTATTAATATTTTATTTTATTTTTGTTATTGTAAAATGACCAATCATAAAAAATATTTTTGATTATCAGTCAATAATGATGTTCTTATAAATTTTTAATTTCATTATAACATCTATATACATTTGATAAACATTTATATGGTGGTTTTTTATATTTGCAGATCAACTATCTATAGCTAATACTTCACCATAACTTCTATGATAAAAACAATTTATAACTGCTTAAATTTGTAACAATCGAATTACAATCATTTATTTTATTCGAAATTGTTGTTATAACTTATTTTTCAAAAAGAGAATATGCAGAAATACTATTAAATAATAAAACAATAATAAAAATATTTAAAAACATTATTGTTAAATATATATTTTTAAATAGTTTTATAAAAAATATTTAAAAGTATCAATTTAATTTTATGATATATAATAAATAATATAATATAATTATAAAATTTATTATTTTTTTATTTAATATTAAATGATACGCATTTAGTGATTTGTTTAAACTTGTATTATTGTTTAAACTTGTATTATTGTTTAAACTTGTATTATTGTTT